ATGCGGCAAAAATATACGGCGAAGTCGTCAAAAACTTGAAAACGCGCCGTATTTATGGTATTAAATTGTTAATAATATAATTAAAAGTAAGCCCGCGCTTAAGTGCACGAAATCCACGCGGGGAACTATTCTCTCATATCGAGTAAATGAGGCACAGAATCTATATGCTGAACCAAAAATGTCTCGTGAGAAGAGCCATATTGCCCAATCTTAATAAGAGCATCAGCAACAAGTTGACGGAGGTCGTCAGTTTCAGCAGAAAGAGTTAACTGGATGCGTGTCCCCAAATTGGAACACGCCACAACATTAACAAATCGAAGTTTCTTTTCCATAATCAAAATTTTTTATACTGCTTAAACGCACGAACAACATAATCTTTGTTAGAAGTAACGAAATCAGTAATAAATTCATTAATTGCACGAACTGACCAGTCAAAATACATTAAATAGTCGATTGCACCTGTCTTAACATTGTAAAATCGAACGCACCAAGTAAATTTTCTTTCTGTTTTCATAATCATATTTTTTTTTATTACACCACAAAGATAGGGGAATACAAGTAAAGAACCAAATTAAATTATATGTTATACAACATATTTTGCATTTTTATTAGTGTCACTTTTGCCAATCTCGGACGAGAAGAGGGGGAATCGGGCTAGATGTGACACCCGATTTGCTACGCACAAAAGAGAACAGCTATTAAAATAAAATGCACCGACTCATCACGAGCCAGTGCATCAAGCAAAACAACAAATATGATAAAAACAGATTATCTACGATAACGCCTAGAAGAAGAAGAGGAGTTACCTCGATTAAAAGGACCATTTAGAAAATTTGTAAAGGAATCCAATCCGGAACCAAGGCCATTGAAAAGCATATTAGTAGAATTAAGAGCCTCACGCCACGGCTGCAACTTCGTATCAAAGGCGGATTGTTTGTAATGCTCAGAGGCAGAGCCGGCATTAGAACGCAATATAGAAGAATCATGAAATGCATCAGCACCAGCATTAAATGCTCGACTGTGAAAATACGAGCCAAAATAAAAATTAGTATTATTAGTAGCACGAATCACACCGTCCGAAGTTTCACGTAAAATACGATTCTGAAGGTTATACCCATTAGCACGCGCATAAGTCTCAATCTCATCAGCAATAAGATTATTGATTTCTTGTCTCTTCATTTGACCAGACATAACCAAATATTCATAATTAGCAGCCTTAATATTTAATTCAGCCAGTTGTTGTTGGTCAAGATACTTATTCAAAATAGTCTTCGTATCAGCATCAAGAAGAGAATTCGCAATATTAGCGACAAGAAGATTATTACTCCAACGCTGGTTAGACAAATTTTCCTCAAGGGAAGCCATACCAAGTTCGGCAGCCCTACGACCTTGAGAAAGATTATACGCACGCGCCTCAGGAGACGCATTACGCCAATCAGTAGCACCAAGATTTCGCCAAATCTGAGAACGTAACAAATCAGACATATTAAGATTCTCAATATCAGTCTTTTTCTTTTCACTCATCATTTTCAACGCAGAAGCCAAATTAACACCAACAGATTGAAAATCAGGAGTATATGGGATTTGAGAAGCAGCACCAGCAGCAGTTGCAGCAGAAGTGCCAGACATACCAGCAGCCGTACCTGCCTGTGCATCACTCATATAAGGATTATAACCTGCACCCTCTAGCCTCTTACGCTGAGAGGACGCAGAATTATATTCATTTTCCTTATCCCACATATCCAACTGAAAATCACGGGCCTTTTGTGCCTCACGAGCGTTAAAATCATTATTCATTTGGTTTATCTTAAGATTAGTCTTATTAGCATCTGATGTAGTCTTAGCACCAATAGCACCAGAAATCACAGAACCAATACCACCAAATAATCCGCCAGCAAAATCTTTAAATGCCATAACTATTCAGAGGTTGAAGAAGAAGAAGAAGAAGAAGCAGAATCCTCAGCAGCAGCATTTTCTTCAGCAGTAATACGAGCTTTTTCTTCAGCGTCTTTAATTAACGAATCACAATTTTCCATACAATATTCAGCCCATGCACGCATTTCAGACAACGATTGAATATGTCTTGATTTAAGAGTATTCAATAAAGTGTCATCATCCAATTGCGCAGTATACACCGACCTATTAGGTGTATAACGCTGAATATATTCACGTAACTCAGTAGCGGTTAATTTATTCGACAATCTTTGTTGATTGAATATCAACGAAATATCATTAGAAATAACGATAGAACCGTCTTCATTTACAACAGTAGACAACTGCATTAACTTATCTTGTACAGGTACTTTCGTATGAGCGACATCAAAATAACCATTAAAAATATGGTCTATATATTCTTTCTTTTTCATAATCAATAAGGCATTCCGGAATAATCCAAATTACGAACTACTTTAACATCAAATGAACAGTTAATCAAAAAAGGGTCTGTATCCCATTTTGAATCAGCATTCACCTGAAATATACTATCCAATACAGAGGGATTCACCTTAAAAATATTATAAGTTAGAGAGGAAGAATCCGTAGAGATAGTAGATAACATATTCTTCCAAATAGAGGGAGTAATAGGTGCAACCCATTCTTTCTCAGTAGTAGTAAATGCACCTAGCACATAATCATACGAAGTCTTCCAAGAATAATAACGAGGAAGGTAGCCCATAGTAAAGTCAGCAGAAGAAAATCCAGTAACCAATTCATTATTAGAATTAGAATACATAGAAATCGGGATAGACTGCATGCCAATAGAATCAAGTTCAGGAATAGGCAAATCCGTATTTTGAGTAACAAAAAATTGTGGGTCAGGAGCTGAACATACATAATCCAACAAAGGAACATTATGATAGATACACATCAATACACCCCAATCACGAGCCTCAAATTTTTCAGAACCTTGCGAAGAACCAACACCTTTACCGGCAATAACGGCCTCAGACTGAGAATCACCAGACTGAAGATTGGTATTAACAACCTCAGATATGTCAAGAGACGATGAATCACCACCGACATAAGTAGACATACCTGACATATTTTCACCAACATCAACACCAAAATGAGCTTTAATCTGTGCACGATAATTTTGAGGAACATTCAAAGAAATCTCCTTCCAACGCTGAAGAGCCTCACCGCGACGAAGAGAAAGTACATCAAATGACGCAGCGACAGAAGGCATCGAGACAAATAACGGATTAGATTGAGCAGCATTAGGGCCGGCATTAATAGAAAAATCAGTACCAGAAGGCGACACCTTAGCACCAAGATATGTGCGTGAAGATGAAGAAGAAGTAATTTTAGCCTCTACATATAAATCCTGAGATCGCAGACCGCCTGTATCAATAGACGCCACATCACCGAATTGTGTATCCGGAAGAACACCCATAAAGATATCTTTATTCCAGTTACAATATTCAAGATCGAACATTGTATTATTTTTCCAATACGCATCGCCGGCAGAAGGAATAGAAGATAATAAAGTCTGTTTAACGCCCGTATAATAATCTATGTTCCACAAATACGGACTTGAACTTTGCCATTGAGAATAACGAAAATAATCTTGACAAAATTTCTTATATGCCAATAATGGAAATACACTCAAATTAAGATTAAATCGGAAAGACTGAGAGTAAGAAGAATCCGAGGTAGGTACAGAGGTTCCAAAATTAGAAGTAGTCCGACCAGAATTACCAACACGAAGATATTGAAATAACTTATAAGAAAGATCGGAACGGTCATAACCAAAATAATTTTTCTTGCCAGCCAGACTCGAAAAGACAGCGGAAAGTTGATCATTCGTAATAGTCGGAAGATAATTTCCAAGAACCAGAGAAGAGGACTCAGAACTTGCATGTTGAACATTAGACTGCATTTGAGAAATAACCTCAGGAGCATTGCGCCATAAAAGATGTAAGGGGACCCAAAACCAATCGTAGTACTCACGAATACGAGTATACGCAGAAGTATTGACAGGCTGAGTACGAGTAAAATGCTGGCGCTTCAACGTAAATTTATCACCAGGCATTGTAAAATACCATTTAATCGGAAGAAGTTCACCCGATTTTGCAGAAAATGCAACCTTAGACGAAAGGTCAAATGCCGAACGCCTAGGATGATTGCGAATGTCTTTTAAAGAAAATAGACTCATAAATTAAAAATTTGGTTGAACATTAACACGAGTAGAATCAGCAGACTGACGCGTAGTCTGCTGACTCTCTTGATTAGAATTACTATTTTTCCAAAATACAGACATAGACGCAGTACAAGACTGAACGCACAAGGCTGTGATAAGTCCAATAATGAAAGTAGAAATCAATTTAACTACTTCAATCCATTGCTGCGGTGTAATTTTCA